CAGGTGGTCAAGGCTCAGCTCCTGGTCAGGTTAGCGATGCTCAGACCAGAGGTGGTGGCAAAGATCCACAACCTACAGTTACTACCCAAGCAGTTGCTCCTTATCAACAAACTCAAGGAACCGATCTTGGTGGTCCAAAGCCAGATGGAAATGATGAGGGAGAAGATAATCCTGGAGCTAAAGCAGCTGCTCCAATCACACCAGTTAGTGGTGATCCCCAGCAAAGAGCTGGAGAATCCACTGGCATGAATGCAACTCCTACTGTTGGTGCTCAGGTAGCATATGGAACCAGCACTGGTCCAGATGTAACCTATCCAATCAAACCTTCGTTTGAGGAGATTGACTTGTCTGGTGATGTTGCCGCTCTTACCGAAGGTGAAGATCTTTCGGAAGATTTTAAAACAAAGGCAAAAACAATTCTAGAAGCTGCTGTCAAGTCACGTCTTGTTGAAGAAGCAGCTAAGTTAGAAGAAACTTTTGAATCAAGAGTTAACGAGAAAGTTGAAGCTGTTAAAGCAGAACTTTCTGAAGAGGTTATGGGAACCGTTAACTATGCTATTACCAATTGGGTAGAGCAAAATCAAGTCGCTATTGATCGTGGTGTTCGTAACGAGATCACTGAAGACTTCATTGCAGGTCTTAAGAATCTCTTCAAGGAGCACTACATCAGCGTTCCTGACGACAAAGTTGATGTTGTCGAGGAAATGTCTGAACAGCTTTGTGAGATGGAAGCACGCCTCAACGAACAGGTTGAGCGTAATATTGAATTAAATAAGCGTCTTGCTGAGTCACACAGAGAAGTAATTCTGAATCATATTTCAGAAGGACTAGCTGATACTCAGAAAGAGAAACTTGCTTCATTGGCAGAGGGAGTAACATTTGAATCAGTAGAGAAATTTACTGAAGCAGTTAAGACTCTTCGTGAGTCATACTTCCCAAATGCTGCACCTGTTGCAGAAGTAACCGATGAAACTCCAGTAGCATCTGAAAATATGTCGCCAGCAATGGCTGCATACCTCAATGCAATTTCACGCTGGAAGTGAATTTTATAAATAATACATACCAATTTTTCAAAGAAAACACAAGGAGAAACTAATGTTTAACGCTAGACATCTCCAGGAAAAGTGGGCACCTGTTCTTGAGCACTCCGAGGCTCCTTCCATCAAGGATAGCTACAGACAGGCTGTTACCGCAGTTCTCCTGGAAAACCAAGAGAGAGCACTCCGTGAAGAGAGAGCTATTCTTAACGAGACAACCCCTGTAAACAGCTTCACTGGTTCTGCTGGTCTTGCTGGTGCTTCAGGTGCTGCACTATCTTCAGCTGCTAACAATGCAACTGGACTTGCTGGTTTTGATCCAATTCTAATCAGCCTAGTTCGTCGTTCTATGCCTAACCTTATGGCATATGACGTATGTGGTGTTCAGCCAATGAGCGGTCCTAATGGACTCATCTTCGCAATGCGTTCACGCTACGAGAATCAAGCTGGTGAAGAGGCACTCTTCAACGAGCCTGACACTGGATTCTCTGCTGGTTACGATAACGCACTTGGCGACTACAGCGTTCGCAATGGTGCTGGTTCAGGTGGAGATTCTGAGGGTAACAACCCTGCTCTACTTAACGACGCTTCGCCTGCTGCTAATGCTTATGAAGTTGCTCGTGGTATGAGTCGTGAGAATCTTGAGCGTATGGGCGAAGCTGGTCGTCTCTTCCGTGAGATGAGCTTCAGCATCGAGAAGACCTCTGTTACTGCAAAGTCCAGAGCACTACGTGCTGAGTACACCCTAGAACTCGCTCAAGACCTCAAGGCTATTCATGGTCTTGATGCTGAGCAAGAGCTTGCAAATATTCTTTCAAGCGAAGTTCTTGCAGAAATCAACCGTGAAGTTGTTCGTACTGTTTACACCGTCGCTAAGAAGGGTGCTCAGAACAACGTTGCAACTGCTGGTGTATTTGACCTTGACGTTGATTCAAACGGTCGTTGGTCTGTTGAGAAGTTCAAGGGTCTTCTTTTCCAAATCGAGCGTGATGCAAACGCAATTGCACAAGACACTCGTAGAGGAAAGGGCAACTTCCTAATCTGCTCAGCTGACGTTGCTTCAGCTCTTGCAATGGCAGGTGTTCTTGACTATTCCTCAGGTCTAACTGGTGCTGGTGGTCCTTCCATCGGTGGCGTTGATGACACTGGCAACCTCGCTGTTGGCACCATCAACGGTCGTATTAAGGTCTTCGTTGATCCTTATTCAGCTAACGTTTCGGACAAGCACTATTATGTAATGGGTTATAAGGGTTCCTCACCTTATGATGCAGGACTCTTCTATTGCCCATACGTACCTCTCCAGATGCTACGTTCGATCGATCCTGAGACCTTCCAGCCTAAGATCGGCTTCAAGACCCGTTATGGTATGGTTTCGAACCCATTCGTTACCACCAACGGCGCTTACAATGGCACCCCAGATGGCGAGACCCTCACCGCTAATGCCAACATGTACTACAGAAGAGTACAAGTTACCAACTTGATGTGATTCATCACTGAGTTACTTGACCCCCAACTGGGGGTCTTTTTTTATGTAAATAAATAGTAGGTAGCTTGGAAAGTTGATATGCCTGCAAATTGGTATAAAGAGCAACCTAAAAATAGAAATTATCTTTCGCCAACAGGTTTTAAGTTAGTTCTTGAAATATTTGAAAGTGTAGATTTCTTTTGTCAAACAGCAAACCTACCAGATATTTCTGTTCCAGTAACAGAAGTTCCAACAAGATTTAGAAACTATCCTATTATTGGAGGAGGTGGAGTTTCTTATGGAGATTTAAATTTAAGTTTTATTATTGACGAAGATTTAATAAATTACAAATCAATTCATAATTGGATTAGAGAAAATGGTGGTTCTGAGCAACATATGCCCACCAAAGAACCAATTTATTCTGGTGGACAATTACATATTTTAACTTCAGATTTTAATACTAATCATATTATAGATTTTGAAAATTTATTTCCAGTTAGTTTGACTGAAATCGGTTTTGATGCTACGGTAACCGATATAGAATATTTTACAGCTCAAGTAATTTTTAAATTTACAAATTATACATTCCGTGATAAAAACTTTAAACTATGAAATTTGAACAACTTGTTAAGATCTTTGACCACATCAAAGCAGAGTGGAAAAAAGATACTGAAATTGATTTCCAATTTAAAAATAAAGAATACACAGAAGATTTAGCAAGGTTATCATTAGAGATCCCTTTTCAACACAATAAATACTTAAACCATTACACAGATCTTAATCAAATTAAAACTTCTCTAGAATTTGAAATTCGAAAACTGGTTAGAGAAAAGCGTGAATACTATGGTGGCGAAGCAGATCCTAAAGTGTATGCAGAAAAACCATTTGGATCAAGCATCAAGACCGCAGAAAAAATGAAGGTCTATCTTGAATCAGACGAAGAGATTATCAATCTAGAAGCAAAGATCAAATACATCGATCAAGCTTTACATTTTCTAGATCAAGTTTTAAGGATGATTTCACAAAGAAATTATCATATTAAGAATGCTATTGAATGGGAAAAATTTATTAATGGCGATACATAATGTCCAGAATTGTAATCCGTAAGAAGAACGAAGTATTTCTTCAGATCCAGTCCGAACCTCATGTACATCGTGAGTTGTCGGACTATTTTTCTTTTGAAGTACCAGAAGCAAAGTTTTTAAAAAGAAATCCTAAGTATCGCTACTGGGATGGAACTATCCATCTATACTCACCAGCAACAGGAGAGTTGTATGGTGGACTTTTGCCACATCTAAAAGAATGGTGTGGTGAAAGACAATATCATTTACAATATGAAAAGAATGATTGGTATGGTGATGTAGAAGAAACAAATGGGTTTGTTTCTCCTGGTGGAATTAAAGTGTTTATGGATAAGATCTGTAAATATGCTCCAAGAGATTATCAATACGCTACTGTATATAAAGCATTAAAGAATAATCGAGGTTTGTTTTTATCACCAACTGGATCTGGAAAGTCTTTAATGATTTATAGTATCGTTAGATATTATGCTGCTACAGATAAAAAAATTCTACTTATTGTTCCAACTACTTCGCTAGTTGAGCAGATGATTAAGGACTTTAAAGATTATGGATGGAATGCCGACGAATACTGTCATACGATATATTCGGGCAAAGATAAAAATACAGACAAACCTGTTATCATTTCCACTTGGCAATCAATCTACAAGTTTCCCAAGAGGTATTTTGACGACATTGATTGTGTTATCGGTGATGAAGCACACCTATTTAAGTCGAAATCCCTCACAGGAATTATGACAAAACTTCATAATGCAAAATATCGTTTTGGATTTACTGGTACTCTTGATGGAAGTAAAACTCATAAGTGGGTATTAGAAGGATTGTTTGGTTCATGTGAAAAAGTAACTAAAACAGATGATCTAATTAAGAAAGGTCACTTGTCCAATTTTCGTATCAAGATTCTTGTCTGTAAGCATGAGTATCAGTATTTTGAAGATTATCATTCCGAAATGGAATACCTAGTAAATAACAAGAGACGTAATAATTTAATTAAAAATCTTGTGACAGATATTGATGGTAATACATTAGTTTTGTTTAACTATGTGGAAAAGCATGGTATGCCATTATTTGATTTAATAAATACTGCTATAGGTGAAGATCGTAAGGTATTCTTTGTTCATGGTTCAACTGATGTTGATGATCGAGAATTAGTTAGAACTATTACAGAACAAGAAAATAATGCAGTAATTATTGCATCTTACGGAACCTTTAGTACTGGTATTAATATCAAAAAACTTCATAACATTATCTTTGCTTCTCCATCTAAATCGAGAGTAAGAAATCTACAATCTATTGGTAGAGTATTACGTAAAGGAGAAGGAAAAGATATTGCTACTCTTTATGATATTGCTGATGATATCTCTTCTAATTCTAGACAAAATTATACTTTAAATCATTTGGTAGAAAGAATTAAAATCTATGATGAAGAGAACTTTAAGTACGAAACAATTAAAGTAGACTTAAGATAACAATGGAAGAAGAATTTTATTCAACTATTAAACTTGTTTCTGGTGAAGAAATAATTGCTAAAGTATGTTATCTTCCTGAGGAGAATTCTTTATTGTTAGACAATCCAATGACTGTTGAGGTTGTTAAGAATAGATCTTCTCAGGAAGCATTCATATTAAAAGAATGGATTAAATCAAGTTATGATTCTATGTTTATTATTAAAATGGAACAAGTGATTACTATGACTGAATTAGATAAAAAAATAGAAATATTTTATTTAAAGAATTTATCTGGAGAAGGATTTATAGATCCAGATACAGTTAATGTTAAACCTAAACAATTTAGTAATCGTATGGGTTACTTAGGATCTGTAAAGGATACTAAAAAGTATCTAGAGGATATATTTAATAAGAGTTAATAAGGTCTTTAAGTATCTAATAATTAATAGATATAATAATCTTTAACCCCCGACAGAGTTATTCTACTGGGTTTTATGGGATTTGTCAACCCCTTGACAACCACCATGACCTATGGTATGATGGTTCTAACACAATTATATTTGTAGATGATGGACTATGGCGAAAGCAAAAAGCAAGGAGTTCTATGTAAACAATAAAGAATTCTTACAAGCACTAATTGAATATCGGGTAAAAGTCAAGAAGGCAAAGGAATCTGATCTTCCTCGCCCCATAGTTCCGAACTATATTGGTGACTGTTTTTTGAAGATTGCTACTCATCTATCATACAAACCAAACTTTGTCAACTACATGTTTCGTGAGGACATGATCTGTGATGGTATTGAAAATTGTTTACAATATATTGACAACTTTGATCCAGAGAAATCACAAAATCCATTTGCATACTTCACTCAAATTATTTGGTATGCTTTCTTGAGGAGAATTCAAAAAGAAAAGAAACAACTTGAAATCAAAAATAAAATTCTAGAAAGATCTGGTTACGATCAGGTCATGCATACAGATGACTATGGATCTGATATGGCAGGTATGAATCACAACTATTCTGATATGGGTAGTATCAAGGAAAACATTGAAACACGAATGAATCGATGACAGTAGCACTTATCACTGATCAGCATCTTGATGGTAGAAAAGGAAGCATTGCTTTCTGGGAATACTTCAA